CGTTAGCGTTTCTCTAATCGGAATAATATTAGGAAACAGGCGCATAAACTCTACGGAGTTAATCTCACGTTTGTCTTTGTAGAACAGATCGTGATTGCCTAAGATGAAATAGACTTTCTCAAATGATTGACTCAACTTCTCTAAGTTGCTGACAGTATAATTCATAGTACTAACATCTGTAGTACTACGATTGTGGTGCCAGTCACCTAGAAAGATAGCAGTTTCACAACCCTGTGCTTGAGCAGTATCACAAAACCAAGAAACAAAATCTTCGCAATCTTGATTGTGTGTGCGACTACCACCTTTTAGGCCAAAATGTATGTCAGTAAAACAAGCTACTTTTTTAAATAGGTTCATAGAATCTCCTTAGTTATTGTAACACATCTACAACAACTAGGTCAATCCCAATCACTGCCATCCACTGAACTGGTACTAACAGCCCCACTGACTCCGTTTCCACTATTCTGTCGAGTCCAGCTTGGATTCATTCCATTCATTTCTAGAATATCATCTCGAATATTTTGATTGCGTTTTTCAATATTAATGATTCTAACAAATGAGTTAGTAACAGCCGCAGTGTAGTAGGCAAAAGGATTGTCTGATTTTGATTCATCAAACTGTAAGCCAATCTGCGTTAGCTGTAAGATGGCCTGCCCACGCATTTCGTCGTTGTAAGTATATCCTCTAACATTGCCACGAGTGGCATATCTTTCACATAGTTTTATAAACATACGAGCTAGATTGTTAGTCATTTGTCCGTGTTCTTTGTTGAACTCGCCATCGAGTAATCCACCTTTCCAATGGCTTTTTCCTACACAGATTAAATTGTCGTTGTCATCAAATTTCCAGTGCTGAAAAGGAGGAAAGTTAACTTTGTCGTGACTGTCAGCAGTATTCTTTAGAGTCTTTTTGCGCCCCGGCGCCAGCGGAATATGATCAAAAGTCATCACGCGAAATACTAAATCTTGCTTTTGCACCTTGCGATAGTCTACTTCAAATTCTTTAATGGATATTTTTTTACCCCCGGCAATTACTGCCGCCTCGTGAGCCTGTTTGGCCATTTTTACAGCTCTGTTTCTTTTGGCTTCTGCTACAGTTCTCACATTGATTTTTGCAAGATTAACAACAATAAGATCGTATTCGCTGTATTCGGGCAGAGTAAAACTACAATAGGTATTTTTACTAAGATGTATTTCTCGGAGCAAATCCTTGTTGGTAAGGTATTTGATCTTGGGTGGCTGGGCAATGATAGTCATTAAGTGTTATTCCTTTTAGTAATATAATAGCACATTTTACAAAGAATAAATAGACAAAACGGATATTAATTATGTCATTGTCTATAAACCCTATTAAAAATCTAGCATCAAGCATCGGCAGTAGTCTTGGTAATCTAGCCAATGCTGCAAATCAGTCTGCTGGCAATTTCAGTATGCCTAGTGTAAATTTTGACAAACAAAATCTAGATGCCACTGTCAATAGACTAAGTGGTGGTTTTGGCAGCAGCTTGAATGGTATCACTGGCAAATTAAATTCATCTAGTGTTAGTAATTTATCCGGAACTGTGCAAAATTTTGCACAAAATGGTTTGACATCACTGTCAGGAGTTGCAGGTAGTTTTGCCACAGCTGGTCGAGGTGTTATTGAGAACATCGCATCAGGCGGTAGTGTTGCTGGATTAGCCACTGGATTATTGAACGGTGCAGGACAACAAACTGCTGCCGCATTGGCAAGTATAGGACTTGATTTGATCAGTGCCGCTAGAGCAAAAAATATTCCCAGTACAGCCACTCTAGCACTAGGCGAAGAAGCTTCAGTGGTGCAGGTATATCCCGGTAAGGAAGGTGATTGGCGTATAAAAATTTATTCAGTATTTGGAGAACTAGTTTTTCCAACAACACCAACATTTAGTTTATCAAACAAAGCAAACTACAACAATCAAGAGTTAGTCCACGCAAATTTTCCACACCCTGTTTATAAAAACAGCACTTCGGACGATATTTCAATCAGCGGAGAGTTTCCAGTTGAAACCGAAGAAGACGCTGCTAATTGGTTGCGTACCATTGCTCTAGGTCGTGGCCTTACCAAAATGTTTTATGGCAAAAGTTCTTTTCAAGGAAATCCTCCTCCTATTTGTACCTTGTCGGGATATGGTGCAGTTTTAAAAGATATTCCCGTAGTAATAAAATCTTTTCAGGTTGATTTCAAAGATGATGTTCACTATATACTTGCAGCTGGTTCATCTGTACCTAGATTAAGCACCATACAAATTACCTGCCAACCTGTATACAGTAAAAGTTCTCAAAGAGGATTTGATTTCCAATCGTATGCCAAAAACGGCGGCAACATTCCTTTCTAATATATGGCAATTTATAAAAAAACTAGTCCCTGGTATATTACCAAACAAAATACACTTTACTTGGAATTATTGACTCTAAGAACAATTCCAACTTCCGATGATGATTTCAAATATGTCATTGAAAATCAATACAGACACCGCCCAGATCTATTGGCATTTGATCTTTATCAGGATGCAAAATTATGGTGGGTGTTTGCACAAAGAAACAGATCAATACTAAAAGATCCCATCTACGATTTTTCTCCCGGAACTACAATTTTTTGTCCAGCTAGAGCCAATATTGATGCTGCCTTGTCAACCACTGCTGGAAATTAATTATGGCGTTACCTAATATCTTAGAACAATTTACCTCATACAATTGTTTGTTTACATTTTCTTGTGCTAGTCCAGCACAGCTAAATTCTCAATCTTATCGCAGCGGCCCATTACCTAATGTCATTGTATCAAGTGGAGGTCGAGACGGTGCTGCAAGAGTACAAACAGCCTACGGTGCTCCTGAATATTACATTGACAATGTTTCAATAACAAATTTTGTAGTGCCTACTAAAGGCACAGGGTCGGGACCTTGGTCAAAACTTGAATTTGAACTATTTGAACCTTATAGTATGGGACTATTTCTTCAAAGCTGTCAGGCGGCCGCAATAAATTCGGGATACAAAAGCTATCTTGAGAATGCCGCCTATGTATTGAGACTGGAATTTCAAGGTTGGACAGGCCCCAGTTCCACTATGACTGTGGGTCCGTTTAATTGGTTGGTAAAATTAATGAATGCAAATTTTACAGTCAATGAAGCTGGCAGTACCTACAAGATAGAATGCTTCCCCTATAATCATGTGGCACTATCGGAGCAGATGAACAAGGTTTTCAACGACGTAAAACTTGTAGGCAAAAACAGTAACGAAGTACTAGTTGATCATCCTGAATATAGTTTGGTATCCTTTTTAAATAAACGCGAAAATCAACTAGTAAAAGATAAGAAAAAAACCTATGAGGACAAATACAATATTGTATTTGTAGGAGATAATCCCTATGGCCGCGGCCCCGGCAATGATCTAGAGTTTACACCAGAAAGCCAAGGCGGAACTGAAAAACCCAAACGTGCAGGAGACATCTACGATGAAGCCAGCGGAAAAATCATTAGAGGAAAAATGTCTATCAATCCCAAAGAAAAGTCTCTGCAATTTAGTCAAGATACCAGTATCACAAACATCATTGATCAGGTTGTTCTCAGCACCAAAGAAGCTAGAGATCGAGTAACCAAGGAAGACCTAATTGATGATCAAGGCCGTGTAACTTGGTGGAAAACTGATGTTGATGTTAAACTTTTTGAGAAGCAATTTGATCCTAAACTTAAGGATTATGCTAAAGATATTACTTTTAGAGTGCAGCCTTATAAAATACATCACAGTGCTTACCTATCGCCAGAAGGCACAAGTAAAGGAATAGCAGGCTGCAAAAAAGCCGCACAAAAAGAATACAACTACATATACACTGGTCTAAACACAGATATCATTAAATTCAACATTGACATTAAAAATATGTTGTTCACAGCCATAGATCCCAACAAGGTTGAAGACTCTGGCGGAGTTGCTAGTGATTCTACAGGTCGATCAGTAACCGGCCCCAAGATGTCCAGCAAACAAGCCGAAGGAGCCGCAGCTCCGTCAGTGGGAGGAAATGCTGCTCCTGCAAAATTTGATATGGTCACGGGAAATCTTCCGTTTAAAGGTGGATCGGGTCAAACCAGTACCGAACAAAAAATTGCCAATGAATTTTATATGGCCTATCTAAATAGTGTGGGAAATCAAGTTAATTTAGATTTAGAAATTTTAGGTGATCCTTATTTCCTTCCTGAAGTTGGATACAGTAATTTTCATAGTGATAGTGATGATCAAGTAACTGAAAATGGAACCATGAATCACGAAGCCACTGATATTTGGGTGGTGGTAAATTTTAGAACTCCCGCAGATCCAGATGCCGGAGCCGCAGCAGCAAATTTTCCCGGCGGCTATTATTTTCCCGAAGGTCAAAGTCCCAGTCCGTTTAGCGGATTGTTTAAGGTTACAAAAGCAGAAGCTAGATTTAAAGGAAATTTATTCACACAGGTAATATCAGGTTTTAGAATTCCTGCTCAAGATCAAGGTGGTAGTGGTGGCGGTGTTTTTCCAACAACGACAGATAAACCGGAACCAGATAGCGGAACGTACATAAACAATCCCGGAAGCGCAATATGATTGAAAAAAGAGAAGACCAACGAGAAAATTCACAGGGTAGTCTTACCGGTGCTCCTTATTTGGCCAAAATAATAGGTCATGCAGATTTGTTGTTTCAAGGCGGGCTCGAAGTTGTGCTTATTAGAGATTCTGGAAATCAAGTAGGTAATGAAAGCCAAACCTATTTTGTAAAATATGCCAGCCCGTTTTATGGATGCACACCTTTTGAGTTTACTGGACAAAATGTCACAGCAGATGATGCCCAGATGAGCTATGGATTCTGGGGCGTTCCTCCTGACACTGGTGTAACTGGCATTGTGCTTTTCATAGACGGAAAACCAGATCAGGGATATTGGGTGGCAAATGTTCAAGATAAATTTCAAAATCACATGGTCCCTGCTATTGGCGGAACTACTGTATATAAAACAGATGAAGACTACAAGCAAGCAGAACATCCGTTGCCGGTAGTTGAACACAATAGAAAAGCCAATGAAGGTGACAAGAATTTAGAAATTGATAAAATACCTAGAGCTGTACATCCTATCGCTAGACGATTTAAAATCCAAGGACTAACTAGAGATGAAGTAAGAGGCACTACTACTTCTACATCAAGACGAGATGTGCCAAACATGGTGTTCGGAATGAGCAGTCCTGGGCCTGTAGATAGAAACGGCAAGAAAAAGTTTTTGGGAAATAGAGAAAGTCCTACGCCAGTTCCGGTCCCAGTTCAAAGACTTGGCGGAACACATTTTGTCATGGATGACGGCGATGATAGATACTATAGAGAAACAAAACCTACTGACGGATCTCCTACCTATGTAAAAAATCCCGAAGGACTAAAAGATATTCCCTACAACGAACATTTTAGAATTAGGACTAGAACAGGACATCAACTGTTATTCCATAATAGTGAAGATTTGATTTATATCGGAAACAGTAGAGGCACAGCCTGGATTGAATTTACCAGCGACGGTAAAATTGACATCTATGCTGAGGACAGTATTAATATTAGAACCAAACAAGATTTTAATTTTGTTGCCGATCGTGATATTAATATGGAAGCAGGCCGTAATTTTAATATCAAAGTAAACGGAGAAATGCATACCCATGTGATAAAAGATCACATTTTAATTGTAGATGCTAATCAAAAAATACACATTAAAATGGATGTTGATAAAACTTACGATAAAACTTATAAGCATAATGTAAAAGAAAATGTAGATAAAGTTTATCAACAAAATTTTACGCATACAGTTTATAATTCAGTTAATGAAAATTTTGCAAGTCAAGGCGGAACAGTTAAAAATTCTAATGGTGGAAATACGGATGTTACTATTAATGGAAATATAAAAATATCTCACAATGGAAGTTTAGATCATACAGTTACAGGCGACAGAAAAGTAACAACCGGCGGAACCCTTCACATAAATTCGTCAGGACAACATATAGAAACTGCTTCTCAGATTCACATGAACGGACCAACAGCTGCCGCAGCTGCCGCAGCTGCCGCACCCGGAAGTGCAGCTCAAGCAGTGTTACCAAAAATATTAAAGACACATAGCCTTCCGGATCTTCCTGCACCTAACGAAGACGATGTGGATAAAAAAGTTATAGTGAGAAGAATGCCCACAGCTGAACCGTACCCCTTCCACGAAAATCTAGATGCTACAAAAGTCAAACCAAGTCTAACAGATCGAGACGTAGATGGCCGCTACGAGGGAGAAAGTTCTAGTATGAGAACTCCACCAGTTGATTGGCGCAAATATAAAAAACCAAGCGATACTCCGTTCTAAGGAAATAAATTATGGCAAAAATATACACTAACAAAGTCATTGCAAAAAACAAAGCCAGCATAGGAAATGCAAATTCTGGCAACTTTCGATACAAGGGATTTAGTTCTAAAGAATTCAAACGAAACTACAAGTTATACGATGCAGAATTGATCAAACAAGATCTTATCAACCATTTCTATATTAGAAAAGGTGAAAAACTAGAAAACCCCAAATTTGGAACAATTATCTGGGATACACTATTTGAGAATTTCACCCCAGAAATAAAATCGGCAATTGCCAAAGATGTTGAAGAAATTATTAATTTTGATAAACGTGTAAAAGTAAACTCAGTGTCCATAGACAGTACTCAACAAGGTATACGTATAGAAGCAGAAATAGTAATCCTTCCATTTGATATAACCGATACACTACGTTTGAATTTTGATAGAGATAACACAATAACATAAAATGCGCATTTTATTTTTACGATAAATATCAGTATAGGGAAAGAAAATGACCACTACGTCTCGACAGAACAATTTAATTTTAAACCAGGACTGGAAAAGAATTTATCAGACCTTTAAAAATGCTGACTTTAAAAGCTATGATTTTGAAAATCTGCGTAGAGTTATTATTACCTATCTCCGTGAAAATTATCCAGAAGATTTCAACGATTACATTGAAAGTTCAGAATATCTAGCACTGATAGATGCAGTAGCGTTTTTAGGGCAGAGTTTGGCCTTCCGTACTGATCTAGCCAGCAGAGAAAACTTTTTAGAACTAGCTGAAACCAAAGAATCTGTGTTGAGACTGGCACGACTGATTTCTTACAACAGCAGAAGAAATATTCCTGCACAAGGCCTAATTAAATTTGACACAGTGTCTACCACTGAAGGGGTATTAGACAGCAACAACAAGAATCTTGCCAGCCAAACAATCATATGGAATGACCCTACTAATTCAAATTGGCTAGAGCAATTTATTCTAGTTATGAATTCTGCAATGGCAGACAACACTGAATTTGGTAGAAGCCAAGGTACAGACACAATTCAAGGCATTGACTCACAACAGTATAGATTTAGATCTAATTTTACAGATGTACCAATTTTTAACTTTGAAAAAATAGTAGCCAGTAGAAAGATGCCGTTTGAACTAGTAAGTACCAGCTTTGTTGGCGCAGAAGATTATTATGAAGAACCGCCTATTCCGGGCAGTCAATTGGGATTTATCTATAGACAAGACGGCAAAGGCAGTGCTAGTGCTAACACTGGATTTTTTATGTTGTTGAAACAGGGCAGTCTAGAATTAACTGATTTTAGCGTTGATGTTCCTACTACCAACGAAGTGGTTTCTGTTGATGTTACTGGAATTAATGATTCAGATGTTTGGTTGTTTGCCACAAATTCAGACGGTACACAGGCATCTGAATGGACCAAAGTCAGTAGTATTACAGGCAGCAACATTGCCTACAACAGTATCAATTCAAACATAAGAAATATCTATAGTGTGATTACCAAAGAAGATGATAAAATTGATTTGGTATTTGCAGATGGTACCTATGGCAACTTGCCCCAAGGCGCTTTCAAAGCCTATTATAGAGTTAGCAACGGGCTAAGTTACACAGTTAGTCCCGCTGAAATGCGAGCAATTAATATCTCTGTGCCTTATATAAACAAAGCAGGAGTGAGACACGAACTATTAATTA